GGGCTCTGGGGGGTGCGCCCGGTTCAGACACCCGTCTGTGACGCGCGCCACATTGCGCGGAGTGACTGGCCGCGAGTCGGCCCCAACCCCCCCTGCGGAGGTGATCACCCATGGCCAGAGGAGGCCCGCGCGCCCGTTCTGGGCCGGCCCCGACGTCCAAGGATCGGAGCCACAAGGCGAAGGCCACGGCCGAAGGGTGGACCACTCTCCCGATCGAAGGCCGAGATGGCCCGTTGCCCGCCTTCCCGCTGTCCTCTCCGACCGACCGTGAGATGGACCTCTGGGAACGCCTCTGGGAGACGCCCCAGGCCACGATGTGGGAGCGGCTGTCCCAGGAGTTCGAAGTGGCGTCCTATGTGCGCCTCCTCGTCCGCGCCGAGAAGCCTGGTTCGTCGGCCATCATCTGGGGCCAGGTCAAGCAATTCGCGGAGTCCCTGGGCCTGTCCGTGTCCGGCATGCAACGCAACCGCTGGACGATCGACAGCGTTAACGACTCCTCCGACCAGGCCGACGGCACTTCCGCTGCCTCCCCTGTCGCGGACCTGCGCGACCGTCTGAAGGCGGTCAACAGTGTATGACGGCAAGGTCCTGGTCGTCACCCTGGCGTGGATCGAGCGTCACGCGGTGATCCCTGACGGCTTCGACCAGGGCCAGCCGTTCACGATGCTGCCCTGGCAACTGAAGGTCGCCAGCAACATGTACGCGGTGAAGCCTGACGCGCGTGTCGGCCAGAAGTCGACCGCGTTCGTCTACCGCCGCGCCCAGGTCATCATGCCTCAGAAGTCGGGTAAGGGCCCGTTCGCCGCTGCCGTAGTGCTGGCGGAGGCCGCCGGCCCGACCGTCTTCGACGGCTTCGCACAGGGCGACGAGGTCTACGCATGCTCCGACTGGGGTTGCCCCTGCGGCTGGACGTACGCGTACGCGCCTGGCGAGCCGATGGCCGTTCCCCAGCCGACGCCCCTGATTCAGCTCCTGGCGACGTCAGAGGACCAGGTCGCGAACGTCTACCGGCCGCTCAAGGCCATGATCAAGCATGGCGCCTTGTCCGCCCTGATGAGCGTCCGTGAGGGCTTCGTCAAGGTAGGCGACGAGGGCCGAATAGACGTCGTCACGTCCTCCGCACAGTCGCGTCTGGGTAACCCGATCACCTTCGCGATCCAGGACGAGACAGGCACGTACACAGCGACCAACAAGATGATCAAGGTTGCTGAGACGATGCGGCGTGGCCTCGCCGGCATGTCCGGCCGGTCCATGGAGACGACGAACGCCTACGACCCTTCCGAGTACTCCACGGCCCAGAAGACGCTGGAGAGCAAGGCAGAGGACGTCTACCGGTACTTCCCGCAGGCGCCCGTCACGCTGTCCTACCGCAACAAGGCGGAGCGCCGGAAGATCCACAAGGCCGTTTACGCGGACTGCCCGCATATCGACCTGGACGCGATCGAAGCCGAAGCCGCGGAGCTGCTGGAGTCGGACCCCGGCCAGGCCGAACGGTTCTTCGGCAACCGCATCATGGCTGGTCACGGCGCCTGGCTGGAGGCCGCACACTGGCTGTCCCGCAAGGACGACCGCGACAAGCCTGCGCCGTCCCAGTACAAGCTGATGAAGGTCCCGATCGTCCTGGGGTTTGACGGCTCCGACAGCGACGACTGGACCGGCATCCGCGCTGAGACGATGGACGGCTACCAGTTCACGCCCACGTACGGCCCCAGCAAGCGGCCTACCATCTGGGACCCCTCCGACTGGGGCGGCCAGGTGCCGCGCCTCGAAGTGGACGCCGCGGTGTCAGAGCTGTTCTCCACGTACGACGTGAAGCTGATGTATTGCGATCCGCCGTACTGGGAGACAGAGGTTGACACCTGGGCGGAGCGGTACGGCGAGCGACGTGTTATCCGCTGGCTGACCAGGCGCGTGATCCAGATGCACGCTGCCGCGGAGCGTCTGAAGACGGACGTGATCAAGCGTGATTCGAACTTCACCCATGACGGCTGTGAGGTCACGGAGCGCCACATGTTCAACGCGCGCATGGCAGCGCGGCCCAGTGATCGCTACGTGCTGGCGAAGCCGGAGCACAGACGAAAGATCGACCTGGCGGTAGTCAGCATCCTCGCCCACGAAGCGGCGTGCGACGCGATTGCGGCAGGTCTCCTCAAACGGAAGCCGCTGTACATGTCGGCATGAAGGAGGTGAACGTGGCTACCAAGGAACAGGCCCTTACGCTGGTCCAGCTCCTGGAGAACGAACTGATGCGCAGGCGCCCGGAGATCAGGCGGAATACCGCCTACTACCGCGGCAAGCAACCGCTGACGTTCGCCTCCGACCAGTTCCGGAAGTTCCACGGGGACCGGTACCGCAACTTCGCGGACAACTGGACCCAGATCGTTGCTGACTCCCCCGTGGAGCGGCTGACCGTTAACGGCCTCCTGCCGGCCGGCGAGACAGAGGCCGACAAGGAACTTTGGCGCATCTGGCAGGAGAACGGCCTGGACGCGGACTCCCAGCTGGGGTTCCTCGGCTCCGTGACGTCCGCGCGGTCCTTCGTCCTGGTCTGGGGCAACCCTGACGACGAGGACACGCCAGAGGTCACCTTCGAAGACGCCTCCCAGTGCATCGTGGCGTACGTGCCAGGCTCACGCCGTAGGCGCCGTGCCGCGCTGAAGCGCTGGGATGACGGAGGCCGCGCGTTCGCGACGCTGTACCTGCCTGACCAAGTCTGGAAGTTCGAACGGTCCCTGATGGGCCCCAGCACCCAGTCACCGCAGATGCAAGCCGTTGACGAGGAGCTGGCCAGCTGGGACCTGCGGGACGAGGAGTCCCTAGGCGAGCCGAATCCCCAGCCGAACCCCATGGGCGTCGTCCCGATGGTGGAGTTGCCGAACAGGCCGACCCTGGTGGATGAACCCATCAGCGACGTGGCCGGCGTGACCTCCATGCAAGACGCGGTGAACCTGTTGTGGGCCCAGCTGTTCACGGCCTCCGACTACGCCTCCTTTCCCCAGCGCATCGTCCTGGGAGCGGAGGTCCCGGAGATCCCCGTACTGGACGATAGCGGGAAGATCGTAGGTTCGCGCCCCGTGGACATGGAGCGCTTCGCTGTCGACCGCGTCATGTTCTTCACGGGTGATGACGTCAAGGTCACGGAGTGGACCGCGACGAACCTGGAGGCGTACACGAAGGTCATCGAAGTGGCCGTGGGCCATATCGCTGCCCAGACCAGGACGCCCCAGCACTACCTCATCGGCAAGATGGCCAACCTGTCCGGAGACGCCCTCCTGGCCGCTGAGACAGGTCTGGTCAAGCGTGTCGAAGAGAAACAGATCTGGTTCGGCCAGGCCATTCGCGAAGTCGGTCGGCTGATCTGCCTGGCCCGCGGTGAGCGCGACAAGGCCAAGGCGATGTCTGCCGGCCGCGTCGTCTGGGCGGACGCTGAGTCGCGGTCCCAGGCCCAGATGGCTGACGCCCTGACGAAGCTGCGCCAGATCGGCTTCCCCTTCGAGTGGCTGGCAGCGCGCTTCGGCCTGACACCGACAGAGGTCGCGGACCTCCTCCTGATGAAGGAGAAGGAGCTGGCCGCCGACCCGATGGGTGCCTTCACGTCCCTGATGGCCCGTGACCCCGCCCAGGGTGCGGACGAGTCAGCCGCCCCAACTGGGGCACCTGGAGGTGGCCAGCGTGGCATGGAGTCCGCTAGCCAGGCGGCATCAGCGGCAGCGTGAAGCCCTGGCGGAAGCCACGGCGCGCGCGGTCCTCGCTGAGTGGGCGAAGGTCCGTCCGGAGAGTGTGGCCCGTGACTGGGCGCGGTTGCTGCCCGCTGTGACTGCAATAGTCCAGCGTGGCCAGCTCCACGCTGCGGAGGGGTCACACACCTTCATGCGTGAACTGCTGGGCACGGTGGCCGCTGAGGACCCGCAGGTCGACCCTGAACAGTTCGCACGCCAGGCCCCGGACGGTCGGGACGTGATGGGCCTCCTGGCCCAGTCCGCACCCGCTGCCATCGACGCCCAGCGGAAGGGCTTCAGTCTCCGTGCCGCAATGGCGCGGGGCGCGGCCTTCCTGGACATGGCCGTCCGCACGGTCGTCGCTGACACGGGCCGGCAGGCGGACCAGGTGTCCATGGTGGCTAACCGCCACGTGAACGGCTACGTACGCGTAGTGGAACTGCCCGCGTGTTCGCGTTGCATCATCCTGGCCGACCGCGTCTACGAGGTCTCCACGGGCTTCCTGCGGCATCCCCGCTGTGACTGCACGATGGAGCCGATCACCAGGAACCACACACCGACGCCGCTTGACGCCTATGACCTGTTCGAGTCGATGACTCCGGCGCAACGCCGGAAGACCTTCGGTGAGGCGGGCATGAAGGCGATCGAAGACGGCGCCAGCATCTCCTCCGTCGTGAACGCACGCAAGTCCATGGCGAAAGTCGAGATGTTCGGTCGGACCGTCCAGGCGACGTACGTCGGTACTGGATCCCGTAAGAAGAAACGCCCTCCGCGCCTGATGCCGGAGGAGATCTACCGCCTTGCTGAGGGCGACCGCGAACACGCGATTCGACTCCTCTTCAAAAACGGCTACCTGCGTTAACGCGCAACGCGTTCGCATTATCCAACCCCCGCAACGGAGGTACCCCCATGCCTGAAGGCATTGACGAGACGACTGTTCCCGCCGCTGGCCCCGCGACTGACACCGCAGAGCTGGCCCCTGGCACTGGCCCCGGAGAGGGCGTCCCCCAGGGCGGAGACGGAGCCGCTGGCGACGAGGGGGACCCCGCAGGCGCGGAGGCCCTGGGCGACCCGGGCAAGAAGGCCCTGGACACCATGAAGGCCCAGCGCAACGCGGAGCGGGAGAAGCGCCGGGAGCTGGAGCGCCAGCTGGAGGAGCTGCGCGCGCCGAAGCCGGCGAACGAGGGGGACCAGCCTGACCCTGACGCGATCCGGCGGGAGGCTGCGCGGGAGGCCACGAAGGCCGCGAACACCCGCATCCTCAAGTCTGAGATCAAGGCCGCTGCCGCTGGCAGGCTGGCCGACCCGAAGGACGCCCTGGTCTACCTGGACCTGTCCTCCTTCGAAGTGAACGAGGACGGCGACGTCGACACGGAGGAGATCTCCGAAGCGATCGCTGACCTTCTGACTCGGAAGCCGTACCTGGCCGCGAACGGTCGGCCGCGCTTCCAGGGGACCGGCGACGGTGGAGCGGCGCGCAAGGCGTCCGGACCTTCGCAGCTCACCCGCGCAGATCTGAAGGGCATGACGCCCGACCAGATCCACAAGGCGAAGGCCGAAGGACGCCTGAACGACGTCCTGGGCATCGCGTAACCCCAACGCTTAAGGAGCGTTCCACCCATGGCCGTTGACACTTTCATCCCCGAGGTCTGGGCCGCTGACCTGTTCGTGGGCCTGCGTAAGGAGCAGATCTACGGCCAGGCCGGCGTGATCAACCGGGACTACGAGGGCGAGATCGCCCAGTACGGCGACACCGTCCACATCGGTTCGCTGGCCGCGCCCACGATCAGCACGTACACGAAGAACGTGACGGCGATCGACCCCCAGACCCTGACGACCACGGATCAGACCCTTCTGATCGACCAGTCGAAGTACTTCGCCTTCGAGGTGGACGACGTCGACAAGCGCCAGGCCCGCTCCGGTGGCCAGCTCCTGGACAAGGCCGCGTCCGACGCCGCCTACGGTCTGTCGGACACCGCGGACCAGTTCCTGGCCGGCCTGATGACGGCGAACGCCGGCAACGTCATCGCCGCTGGCGACGCCGCGACCCCGGACGCCGCGTACAAGATCGTCCTTGCCCTGAAGGTGAAGCTGGACAAGGCGAAGATCCCGACGAACGGTCGATTCCTGATCGTCTCCCCGGACTTCCACTCCCTCCTCCTCCAGGACGCCCGCTTCACCGACGCGTCGAAGTACGCGGACGGGGGCGCGACCATCCGCAACGGTGAGGTCGGGCGCGTGCTCGGTTTCAACGTGATGGTCAGCCTGAACAACCCTGCGGGCACCGCGGGCACGGCGCCGGAGGTCTCGAACTTCGTCGTCGCCGGCCACGCCATGGCGACCACGTTCGCGGAGCAGATCAACAACGTGGAGGCGTACCGGCCCCAGTCGTCCTTCAGCGACGCGATCAAGGGCCTGCACCTGTACGGCGCGAAGGTCGTCCGCCCGGAGGCCCTGGCCGTCATGGACGTGGACGTCACGTCCGGCCTGCCGGTCTGACCTGGCTGAGTGAAGGGCCCGCTGGTTCCGGCTGGCGGGCCCTGTCCTGACAACCCCTTCCCCGTGAGGAGAACACCATGGCGTCTGTCGCCGTAGAGATCGTGAACGCTTCGGACCAGACCGTCCGCATGACCGTGGACGAGGGCGAACAGCTGGAGTACCTGCGGAAGCTGGTCCGCCGCGAGGACCTGAAGTCCGTGAAGGTCGTCACGCCGGCCGGTCGCAAGCCTGCCGCGAAGTAAGGGCAGGTGACGCACGATGGCACTTGATCCGCTTGCGACGGTCGCTGACCTGACCGCGCGGGGCGTGACGCTCGATCCGGCGGAAGTGGACTTCGTGAACGTCACCCTGGCCAGTGCCTCCGCTGTCGTGCGGGACGCGGCTGACTCCCCCATCAGTGGGACGACGTCCACGGTCACGCTGCCTGGTGACCTGGACCAGTGGTTGCGCCTTCCTGGCCTTCCGGTCCGGTCGGTGTCTGCCGTGTCCCTGGACGGCTGGGTGGTCCAGCCAGGGGACTGGAAGCTGCGGTCAGGCTCACTCTGGCGCGCGTCCGGCTGGCAGTCTGGCGCGGAGCCTTCGGAGGTCACCGTGACGTACGTTCACGGCCTGCCGGAGGTCCCCGCGGACATCGTGGACCTGGTCTGCCGAATGACAGGCCAGGCCCTCCTGGCGTTCCGTGAGAACGATGACGCCCTGGCCGCCCTGGCGGACAAGCCGCTGTCTCAGGAGCGCATCGGGGACTGGTCGGCTACGTACGCGCACGCCCCCGCATTCTCCGTCATGGAGCTGCCGGAGGTCGTACGGCGTGGCCTGGCCAGCCGCTTCGGCAACGGCACTGCCCGCACTGTGAGGACCAGATGAGCCGTGTCGCACGCCTGTTGAACCAGCGGCTGGAGGTCTGGCGCCGTTCACGCGTGTCGGACGGTGGGGGCGGCTGGGCGGAGACCTGGGCGCAGGTGGGCGGTACGCCCGTACGCGCGCGCCTGTCCCAGCCGTCCGCCCGTGAACGCGTTATCGCTGACGCGGCCCAGGCCCGCCTGACGCATGTCGTCTACCTGGTCCCTGACGCTGACGTCCGCCGCGGTGACGAACTTCGCCTGGGCGCCCGTGTCTTTGAGGTCCTGGCGACCTTCGAACCATCCGTCCCCGGCACATACCTGCGCGCTGACTGTGAGGCGCGACAGCCGACATAGGGAGGCCCGTTGCGAGCAAGCATGTCCGGCCTGCGCAGGGCCCTGTCCCGCATCGGCCTACTACCCAGCCGCGCGAATGAAGCCAGGGCGGAGGCCATCCGCGAATGGGCTACCGCGCTGGAGAAGACGGCCAAGGAGCTAGCGCCGGTCCGGAAGTCCGACCTTCGCGACTCCATCGAAGCGAAGGTCAACGAGTCTGCCGGCAAAGCCTGGGTGTACGTCCGCCCTGGCAAGACACGTGAGTACGCCTACTACGTGGAGAAGGGCACTTCCAAGATGGAGGCCCAGCCGTTCCTGGGTCCCGCGGCCCAGATCCACAGACGTACGGGTGAGCGCGCGCTTCGTCGCGTGGCCCCGCGCAGGCTGGGGAGGTAGCCGTGGCAACTGCCCTCTGGCCCCTCCAGCGTGCCGTCTTCCAGAAGCTGACGGCCACGCCCGCGCTGATGGCCCTCGTCACTGGCGTGTTCGATGAAGTCCCGGACAACCAGGCGTTTCCGTACGTCTCCTTCGGCGGCCTTGTCGAGACACGCGACGACACGCATGACGCCCAGGGCCTGGACGTGACGCTGACGATAGACGTCTGGTCCAACTACCCAGGCATCCGCGAAGCGGCGGACATCTTTGCCGTACTGGACGCGGCCCTGGACCGCCAACCGCTGGTGGTCGCCGGCTTCAAGGACGTGTCTGTCGTCCACGACCAGCACCAAACCATCAGGGACCCTGACCCCGCTGTCCGGCGCGTCAGTGCCCAGTACAGGGTCCGTCTCACCCGAACGTAAGGAGGCGCCACCCATGGCTGGTGTGGACGCATTCGGTATCAAGCTGGAGCGCTCCGACATGGAGACCGTTCCCGCCTTCGCCCCCATCGCGCATGTCACGAACCTGTCCGGGCCGGAGATCGAGCGGGAGACCTACGACGTCACCGCGCACGACTCCGCTGACGGCTGGCGGGAGTTCGTCGGCGGCCTGAAGGACGGCGGGGAGGTCTCCGTGGAGGTCAACTACGACCCCCGCGACCACGACACCCTGGTGTCCGACTTCGAGGACGACGCCCCGCGCGACTACAGGATGACCTTCCCCGCCCAGGCCGGCGGTGGGAGCTGGGCCTTCAAGGCCATCCTGACCGGCTTCAAGCAAGAGGCCCCCGTGGACGAAAAGTTCAGCGGCGAACTGACTTTCAAGGTCAGCGGCAAGCCGACCATCACCCCTGGAGTGTGACCCGTGGCCTTCCTGACCGCTGACCAGATCCTGGACGCTGACGACCTGAAGCCGGAGACGGTGGCCGTACCCGAATGGGGAGGCGAAGTCCTCGTCCGCGGCATGGACGGTACCGCCCGCGACAAGTTCGAAGCCGGGATGTTGAAGGACAACATGTCCGGCGTCTCGAAGGACAAGGCCCTGGACAACTACCGCGCCCGCCTGGCCGCCGCGTGCCTGGTCGGGGAGGACGGTAAGCGCCTTTTCCAGGGTGACGCTGTCGTCCGCCGGCTGGGCACTAAGTCCGCGCAGGCCCTCACCCGCGTCGTGGAGGTCGCCTCCCGCCTGTCCGGCCTCACCGACGAGGACGTCAAGGAACTGACGGGAAACTGATCGACCGGCCAGAGCGACAGTTCTACTTCCGCCTGGCCGGCTTTCTCGGCATGCCTGTCCGTGAACTCCTGGCCCGTACGTCCTCCCGTGAACTGTCCGAATGGATGGCATACGAAAAGATCACGGGCCCGCTTGACTCCCGTCTCCGCGCTGACATCAGCGCTGGCATCGTGGCCGCCACCGTGGCGAACTCCGCCAGCGGCAAGGCGAAGGCCAAGCCGCGTGACTTCATCCCCACCTGGTTCCGCCGTAAGAAGACGCCGGCCGAACTCTGGCAGGAGGTCATGAAGGCGAACACCGCCCTGGGCGGATCCGTCCAGACACCACCCGACGGGGGGTAGATCATGGCCACTCTCGCTTCCCTGATGGTGGACCTGGGCATCGACACCAGTTCAGTGGTCCAGGGTGCACGTCGTGCCAGCGCGGCCATCCGCTCCATCGGAACGTCCGTCTCCGGCATGACCCAGGACGCTGACGGCAACTGGCGCGACATGGAGGGCCGCGTCAGGTCCGCCGCGCACGCCAACATGACGAACGCCCAGCGAATACGCGACGCCCTGGGGGGTGTCGGCCAGGCCCTCCGCGGCGTCGCCACCATCGCCCGGACAGGCTTCGTTAACGGCATGCGCAGCGCTGGCAGTGCCGGCCTGAAGACTGCCAGCGGCCTGTCAAAGGCGTTTGCCGTCATGTCCGTGGGCGCGATCGGCGCGGCCGGAGCGATGGCAGCTGTCCCGCTGGCGATTCTCGGTATCGGCGTCGCTGCGGCGGCCCAGTCCCAGACCGTGAAGGACGCATTCTCTGGGCTGAAGGAACACGTCACGTCCACCATGCAAGACCTGGCGCAACCGCTGGTCAAGCCACTGGCCGACGCGGCGGGCCAACTACGGGAGATCTTCGACAGCATCGCTCCGCAGCTGGGCAAGATGTTCGAAGCCGCAGCTCCCATGATCGAACCCCTGGTGGGCGGCTTCGGGGAGCTGGTCAAGGGCCTTGTCTCCGGCTTCGTCCCAGTCATGGAGAAGGCCCAGCCTCTGGTGGAGGGCCTGGCCGACGGCCTGGGATCACTCGGCTCCGGCCTGGGTGGATTCTTCGAGGGCCTGTCCTCCGGTATAGGCGCCGCGGGCCCGCTGTTCTCCTCGCTGTTCGGGGCGATAGGCAGCATCCTGCCTGTCCTGGGCCAGCTTATGGGCCAGATGCTGGCCGTTGCCGGTCCGATCCTGTCGCGTCTCCTGGACGCCCTGGGTCCGGTCATCGAACAGCTGGGCGTGGCCCTGATGCCCGTGATAGCCGCCCTGGGTCCGGTCCTGGACCAGCTGGTGGTGGCCTTCCTGGCCCTCGTCCAGGCGATACTCCCGATCCTGCCTCCGATCCTTCAGCTGGTGGCCGCGCTCCTGCCGGCCCTGACGCCACTCCTGGCGGCACTGGTCCCGCTGTTCGGTGCCCTGGGTGAGGTCGTAAACGCCCTCGTCCCGATCCTGAACTTGCTGATTCCGATTGTCGCCCTTCTGGCATCCGTCCTGGCTAACCAGCTGGCGGCGTTCATCACGGGCGTGGTCGTCCCTGCGGTCCAGGCCGTCGCTGCCGTCCTGCGCGGTGACTTCAGCCGGGCCTGGGAGCTGGCCAAGCAAGCCGCTTCGGCAGCGGTCGCCTGGCTCTACTCCACCTTCGTTGCGCTGCCGGCAAAGCTGTTCGCCGCGCTGGCTCCGCTGGCCGGCAAGGTCTGGTCCGCGATGAAGGACGCCGGAAGCCGCATGATGGACTCCGCGCGCAAGACCGTGTCTGACGTCGTCGCCAAGGTCAAGGAACTGCCCGGCAAGGCGAAGGACGCCCTGGCCGGCATCGGCTCCGCCCTGATCTCCGCTGGTGTCAACCTGGTCAAGGGCTTTATCAACGGCATCAGCTCCATGTTCAGCGGCGTCAAGAGCAAGCTGGGTGAGCTGACGTCCCTCCTGCCTGACTGGAAGGGCCCCGCCCGCCTGGACGCGAAGATCCTGACGCCCGCCGGCCGCAAGGTCATCGCTGGTTTCCAGCGCGGTATCTCCGCCCAGTCGCCCCAGTTGAGGCGCCAGCTTCAGGGCCTTACCGCGGACCTGCCCGGCATGGTCGCGGACGTGTCCCCGCGGGGCGTGTTCTCCGCTGCCCTCCGCAATGACCAGCGCGTCGTCTTCGACGTGACCGGCGCGGAGGAGGACATGAAGCGTCTCATCCGACGCATCGTCAGGAACGACGGACGCGGCGACGTACAGACCGCGTTCGGCACACGATAGGAAGGAGGTCAGCGGTGGACTTTCCGCTGGACATTCGCACGGAGATACACGTCGGCGGTACCTGGTCTGACATCAGCGGCGACGTGTACGTCCGTGACGTCAAGCGCATCACGCGCGGCCTGCGGGACCAGGCATCCGCCGCTGACCCCTCCGTCCTCACGTTCACACTGAACAACAAGGGCGGTAAGTACTCCCGCCGCAACGCCATGTCCCCGCTGTTCGGCCTCCTGGCCCAGAACACTCCCGTCCGCCTGTCGGTCCCTGGCGACGGGGAGAGCTACCTCCAGCTGGACGGACGGGACGGGGGTTACGTCTCCACGCCGGACACCGCTGACCTCCACATCACGGGTGACCTGGACGTCCGGGCGGAGATCTCCCCCGATTGGTACGGGCCATCCAACCAGCTGATCATCGGACGCTGGGACCGCCCCACCCTGAACCAGTCATGGATGGTGCAGCTATCTGCACAACAGGTGTTCTTCCGCGTCACGTCTACGGGCGACGAGTACGCCTCCGGCCTCTGGTTCCGCGCGGACCTGCCTACCCTTCCGGAGCGCGCTGCCCTGCGCGTGACCCTGGACGCGGACAACGGCAGCGGCGGGGCTACCGCCACGTTCTACTGGGCGGAGTCCCTGGACGGCCCGTGGACCATGGTTGGCCAGCCGATCACAGCCGCGGGTACGGCGTCCGTCTTCGCGGGTACGGCGCCCCTGCGCATCGGTATCACTGACTACCGCGATGGTGTGGCCATCCCGCGGCTTCCGCTTAACGGACTGGGTCACCGCTTCGAAGTCCGCTCCGGTATCAACGGCCCTGTCGTGGCCTCCCCCGACTTCCGCACGGCACCTGCCGGCGCAACGTCCATCACGGACGCCCAGGGCCGTGTCTGGTCCCTGCACGGCACGGCGGAGATACGCGACAGGGCGGACCGCTTCGTGGGGGAGATCTCCACCTGGCCCCTTCGCTGGTCCGTGGACGACACCGACGTCTGGACCCCCGTAACAGCGTCCGGCATTCTGCGCCGGCTGGGCCAGGGTACGAAGGCCCTGGAGTCCACCCTTCGGCGCCGCATCCCCTCCGGTAACCCCGTGGCCTACTGGCCGCTGGAGGAGCAACAGGACGCAACGCGCGCGTACTCCCCCATACCTGGTGTGTTCCCCGCCTCCGTCTCGTCCGTCGAATGGGCCGGCGTGGACACACTCCCGTCGTCCGCCCCGCTGCCGCGCCTGACCGGTATCTCATCCCTGGCCGCCCAGGTCCCCGCCTTCCCGCCGGGACAGTGGCATGTCGAGATGGTCTACAACGCGGATGACAACATCCCACTGACGGACACCGAAGTCCTGAAGATCTTTTCGGCAGACGGGACCATCCGCCGCTGGGAACTCCTTCAGCGCAACGGACGCGCCACCGTCCGCGGGTACAACGCTGCGAACGCCCTGATCGTTAACCAGTTCATCGGTATCGGTGCGGACGTGTTCCACGGCTGGGTGCGCCTGCGCTTCCACTGTAGGAACGAAGCTGGCTCCATTGTCTGGTCCATCCTCTGGCAGGACGTGGGCGGGAGCGCAGGTTCATTCACCGCGACCACTCCGGGCACGTGCGGCAGCGTCGCCAGCCTGGCCGCTGACTGGCCGGCAGAGACGGAAGGCTGGAGCGTCGGCCATATCTCCGTCCTGAAGGAGGCAGGCAGCACCCTGTACGACGGATCGGACGATGCCTTCCTGGGCGAAACGGCCTGGGAGCGCATGTCCCGCCTGGCCAACGAAGAGGGCCTGTCCGTCACGCGCACGCCTGGCCGCTTGCCCGTGGAGCCTGTTGGCTACCAGCGGCGTGACCAGCTGGTGAGCCTGTTGGAAGCTGCCGCGACCGCGGACGGTGGCCTGTTGACGGAGGACATGCGCCGGATCGGCCTCCACTACCGGGACCGCTCCAGCCTCTACACCCAGGACCCAGTCATCACGCTGTCCTACACGGCGCCTGGCCTGGGCCCTGACCTGGAGCCAGTGGACGACGACACGTCAACCGTTAACGACGTGACCGTTGTCCGCGACGGTGGCAGTTCGGCCCGCGCGGTACAGACGGACGGCCCCCTGTCCGTGGACCGCATCGGGAAGTACGACACGTCCATCCCTCTGAGCCTGGCTCACGACGAACAGACGGACCCCCACGCGTACTGGCGCCTGCACCTGGGCACGTTCGATGGGGCCCGCTACCCGTCTGTGTCCCTCCTCCTGCACAAGCCTGGCGCCCAGTGGCTTATCCCGCTGGTCCGCCAGCTTCGCGAGGGCGACCGCATCCGCATCACGGACCTGCCGGAATGGGTGTCCCATGACGACGTGGACCTGATCGTCCTGGGCTGGTCCGAAGATCTGGACCTGTACCGCTGGGAGATCACGTTCAACTGTGCTCCGGCCGGCCCGTACGACACGGCGATTACGGATCACGTGAAGTTCGGCAAGGCAGACACGGACGGATCCGCCCTGGAGCTGCCCGCGTCGCCCACGGAAACGTCCCTCCTGGTTCACACCCTGGCGGGCCCCACCTGGGCGGAGGCCCCGGAGTACCTGCCGTATGACATCCGCGTTGCCGGCGAAGTCATGACCGTGACCGCTGTCGGCCCCTCCGGCGCGGACCAGTTCGAACGAACCCTGGCCTCCGGCTGGGGCGCCGCTGACTCCGGCCAGACCTGGAAGCAAACGGGCGGGGCCACGTCGGACCGCTCCGTCAGCGCAGGCAAGGGCGTCATCACACTCCCCTCCAGCGTCAGCACTGTGCGCGCACAGACGCTGCCGATGATCCTCGGGGACGCTGACGTCCGCTTCCGTGTCTCCGTAGCGCAGGTCTCCACGGGCGCCTCCCTGGTCCCTGGCGCGGTGTTCCGCTGGTCATCCTCCAGTGAGTGCTACCGGGCCCGTGTCCACTTCGGTACGGGCGGATCCATGTTCGTCTCAATCACCCGCGGCAGTACGACGCTGGGTTCCCAGCCGTCCCTCCCGTTCACGTACACGGCCGGCGCTGAGTTCGAAGTCCGCGCGCAGGTGATCGGCCACACGGTAAGGATCAAGGTCTGGCCCGTGGGCCAGCTGGAGCCTGCCGCGTGGAACCACACGGTCACCGTCACGGACTCCCCGATCGCAGCCGGCGAAGTGGGCCTGTCCGGCAGCGGATTCGCGGGCAACACGAACACGTCCCCCTCGTTCCGCTTCGACAATTTCGCGATCACGGACACCCAGACATTCACGGTCGTGCGGTCCGTTAACGGCGTCGTGAAGGCCCAGGCCGCCGGCTCCGCCGTGAACATCGCGCACCCCATGATCACGTCTCTATGAGGAGGCCCCCTTGTCCACTCCTGTCGATTCCTGGCGCCCTGGTATGGACGTTACGGGGGGCCGCCTCCAGTACATGCTGGAGCGGCTGAACACGTCGTCCACCGTGAACGTGGAGACCTTCGGCGCTGTCGGAGATGGGGTCACAGACGACACCACTGCAATCCAGCGTGCGCTGGACCTGGCCCGCGACTCCGGGGGCGGCCTGGTCCAGTTCACGCCCGGCAAGACGTACGCCGTGTCCACGTTCCTGGTCGTTTACGACTTCACCACGATCTACGCCTACGGCGCCACGCTGCGAGCCATCGGGAACACTGGCCTCCTCCGCAACTTCCGGTCGGATGAGTCCTTCAGCCTCTACGGCGGCCACTCCCACATTCAGGTCCTGGGCGGCATCTGGGACGGGAACGCGTTCAACGGCTCCTCCGGCAGCGTCACCGCGATGACGAACGTGATGGGGTTCATCCACGGTTCGGACATCACGATCCGGGATGCCACCATCACGAACGTGTCCAGCTCCCACGGCGTGGAGTTCAACTCTTCGGAGAATTGCCGCGTCCTGAACTGCAATTTCCTGGGGTACAAGGACAACACCGTCGACTCATCCCGCCAGTTCAGCGAGGCCGTCCAGATCGACATTGCGGTCAGCGGCAGCTCCAGCATCCCCGCGTTTGACAACACGCCCTCGAAGAACATCCTGGTGGACGGCTGCTACTTCGGTGTCTCGCCCCGCTGCGGGAAGTTCGGGCGCGCTGTCGGCTCGCACACCCTGGCCTCCGGGCAGTACTACTACGGAATCCAGGTCGTGAACTGCCGCGTGGAGGGCACTCTCCAGGAGGGCATCCGCGGGTACGGCTGGCGCCGCTCCGTCATCGCCAACAACGTGATCAATGGCGCCGGCATGTCCGGCATTGCCATGACGCACCCGAACCCCTCGTCCGCCGGGTACTCCGCGTCCAGCCGGAATATCTCGATCACTGGCAACACGATCGAGCGGCCGGCCACGGACTCCGCTATCCGCGTCATGGGCTACTCCGGCGCTACCTGCGATCAGGTCGTGATCTCCGGTAACTCCATCCTGGGCAACGCTGCCGACACGGCGAACGGGATCCACGTGGAGTACTGCTCACGCCCTGTCGTCACCGCCAACAGCGTCTCGTCCATGGGGTCCACTGGCATCTACAACAACATGTGCGACGGCGGCTCGATCACTGGCAACACCGTCCGCTCCAGCGCCAGCAACGGTATCAACGTGAACGGCTCCACGGGAACGACCATCAGCGGCAACAACGTGGACGGCACAACGACCAACCACTGTATTTTCGTCGGCGCGTCGAATGACTTCCTGATCACTGGCAACCGCACGAACAACGCGGCCGGCGCGGGCATCCGCCTGGGTGCCGCTGCCGTGGACGGCATGGTCACGAACAACAGGATCATCAAGGGCACGTCCGTTAACGGCATCACGGGCGCCTCCGACGCGTCCGGCGGAACCATCGCGAACAACGACTTGACCGGCAACGGCTGGTCGGCAGCGACAGCGGTCCAGATGTCTGGCGGTGGGACGTTCACGTTCGGCGGTGGCACGACCTCTCCCGGGGACAACCTCGTCTCCTGACCCCTCTCCCCTGGCCCCTGGACCTGGCAGCGCTGCCGGTCCGGGGGCCCTCGCATGGAAGGCGTTAACGCATGTCCACTGTCTCGAAGATCCTGGCCACGGCGAAGGCCGAAGTCGGCACCCAGGAGACGCGCTCCGGCGGCCACTGGGTCAACGACTCGAAGTACAACCGCTGGTACGGGAAGATCCCCGGCTACCCGCGCGACGGCTACGACTACCCCTGGTGCGCTGTCTTCGTGGCCTGGGTGGCCGACAAGGCCGGCGCCGCGTCGCTGTACCCGAAGACTGCCGGATGCGCCACGGCGGTGAACTGGTTCAAGTCCCGGAAGCGTTTCAGCGAGTACCCGGCCATCGGCGCCCAGGTGTTCTTCGGCTCGGGAGGCGGAACCCACACGGGCCTCGTCTACGACTACGACGCGACCTACATCTACACCTATGAGGGCAACACGAACACGTCCGGCGGGGCAGAGGGCGACGGTGTCTACGCGAAGAAGCGCCTTCGCCGTGACCCTTACGTGTACGGCTACGGCTACCCCGCCTTCCCGGAGGGGATCAAGTCCGCTGACCCCGCCTGGGCGGACAAGGCCCCGACCACTC